AAGCGAGACTGAGTAAGACCAGCAGGACATAATCGTGATACGCCAGCTTCAAAGCGGCGTAAGTCCTTTGTAAGTATCTCGTCAACTTCCGCCATAGATAGCGTGCGATCCCAACCCGGTGGAATGGGTAAAGCTTTACGCTTTTCGATCTTGATGTTGATGTGCAATGGGTCAATGACATGGCCCACACCCACGGTCCAAAGCAACGCCGGACAGCGATAAGGGCGCACGCGCACACCTTCGTGATGCTTGATCATTTGGAGGGCAAGCGGGCTGATCATTTCGCAAAGGCTCGTGACCCAAAGTGAAAGGCCACAATCGCGGCCCAAATCTGCTGCGTATCGTCATCCCATAATTGGTCAAGCATCAAATCGAATGGGACGTTCGTTGTCCAGGCGTACCAGAATCCGCCAATCTCAACGAATACAAGCAACATGAACATGCCATAGGTCAAGACAGGACGCACTAACGCTCTAGCGTTTTTTACCCACTGGCTTGTTCCTTCACCAATCGCAATGTCATGGGCGTACAACGCTTTCATCTCTTCGGCCTGCGTTTGCATCGCCACTTGCTCAGTGTGAATCTCCTCGATGCGTTGCTGCGCAAGCAAACCCATGGCGGCTAACTCGCGCTCACGCTCATTTTGCATACGGGCAAGTTCCAGCTCGTGCGCTTTGTCCTTGGAGTCTTGCCAAAGGTCAAGCAACTTAGGCACGCCACCTGCTAAGAATGACAAAAGCGTTGACAAAAGCGTCATCATGCTATTTCAGCTTAAACGCCAGGTTGATCAGCAAAAGAATACTGGTTCCTGCCGTGGTCATAAGGATCATCTCCAAACGCTTAAGCCTGGCATTGATCTGCGCATAACGTTCATCGCATACGGCTTCGTGAACCTCAATGCGCTTTAACGCCTCTGAATCACCGGATGTCATGATGCACCTTACTCAGCCTGCTGCGCTGCCAACTGCGCTGCTTCATAGGCTGCAATCACTTCTGGTGTCCACGCTGCTTGAGCAATCGCTACCACCTTCTCTGGTTGGTCTGTGAGGTCTTGCCCTGGTGTTAGGGATGTGCGGTGATAGGTCTTTGTGAGTTCCTTACCATCCTCAATAATCCTAGTGGCTTCACGGTAAAGCACTGTGCCGTTTTCGACGACAGTGATTTGATCTACTACGGTTTCTTTGATGAGTGACATGGTGATTCCTTTACTAATTGCTAGGGTTCAATTAACTTAAATCAAATAAGTTATTGAGATTGCGAAACGATAACCGTTCCCACCAGGATATGTTGCATCATATTTTTGAAGGCCTATTGATGTTGTCGTTTCTTCACTAATACCAAACACAAATCCAACCACACCATCTTCTCTAGATGCTCCAGTAAGTTGATTTTTTCCTCTTGCAAATGGTAAGCCACTAATGATTAGACGGCCAGAACCAGTTCCGTTGGTGGTAATTGATGGGGCGCAAGTCACAGTTACACAATTCCCTATTTTTGTGTAATTTCCAGTTCCGTTTGAAACAGTTGTTAAAGACCCACTTGAAGATGTTAAACTCGGCGTCCAAGTCCCTTCCTCATAATCATCCAGCGTATTGGCGTCTGAGGATGCAGATTGCGTGGCGGGGAAGGTGATGCCGTTGGATACTTGTATAACCCCTCCAGAAGCATTGTTGGTGGTTGTACCAACTAGTAAGTTACCGCCGGAGGTGATACGCATCCGCTCGGTGCCACCCATGTAGAAGGTCATTGGGATTGCTGTCGTATCCCATGTGGCAAATACACGAGCCTCAGAAGAGCTTGCGTTTAGGCCAACATAAGACCCACTACTCTTCATGTTAAACACCAGTCCCGAATACGCTAGATTTGATGTTGTTCCCATCAGCATGTTGCCGGAGGAATCAATACGCATCCGCTCGGTGCCATCAGTTTGAACAGTAACGGTTCCGTTTGATCCTGTATCGCTAACAGTGACATTAGAGTCACCAGCAGAGATTGATGCTCCACCAGTTGTTGAAAGTGTTGTCCCGCTAATCGACAACCCGGTTCCGGCCTCCAAAAATGTAAACGCGCCTGCTGAATCATCCCAAAACAAAATGCGATCAGCGTTTGGGTCGGTTAGGTTTGCACCTGTTCCGCCTTGATCAATAGGAACAATGCCTGATGATGTAAGTGCTTTGCTTGCGCTTGTGAAGACAGGTTTTGATGCTGTAAGCGATGACAAAATCGGTGCATTGGTGAACGTGGTATTGCCTGACGCAGTTAACGTTGTAAACGATCCTGCACCAGCAACGGATTGACCAATCGATACGCCATTGATCGTTCCCGATCCGGTCATGTTCCCGCCAAGCGTTAGCGTCTTGCCGCTACCAACGTTCATTGAAACGCTTGTGCCTGACGCTGAAAAAATAGCGTCCAGCGTATCAAGGTTCGTGTTAAGTTTGTTGCCCCATGTGTCGGTTGACGCACCAACTTCAGGCTTCGTTAAACTCAAATTGGTGGTTGTTGTATCAGCCATGTTTCACCTCAGTAGGGGGACACTTGCGGTGTCCAAGATTTGCTTGGTGTTGTTTGCGTTGACCAGGATTGCGTCACAACGGTTTGCGCAACCCATGTATCAGTTGGGTCCGATTGCTCATCCCACGTTGCCGGTCCAACCACAATCGTTGACCAACTATTCGTTGGGCCTGGAACCGGCTCCCACTTCTCAATGCCCGTGGCGCTAACGCTTGACGTTGCCGAGATTGCTACTGCCGCCAACTGACGCACGCCGCCTGATGCTTCAACCAGGCTTTGAGCCGTTATCGTAACGCTTCCAGCCGCAATTCTGTTGGCGCTTGCTGCACCCTCGTGAACTTCGCTACCCGCTGCCACTACCGCTGACGCACCGGCAATCGCAACGCTTCCAAAAACAACTTTTGACCCTGTTGGACTAACTGTTGACGCTGCGGCTACTGTTACCAAGCCAAGCGCAATGCGCTGACCTGTTGGGCTGACCGTTGATGCTGGATTAACCGCTACAACGCCAAGACCAATGCGCTGACCAATTGTTGCTACCGCGCTTTGCGCGGCAATCGCTACGGCGGCGTCTTTATAGGCCGTTAGCCCATAAATGTTTCTGCCATAAACGCCAGCGCCGTACCCGTACATCAGTCAAGGGTGATGTCAAAATCACCGGCATTGAATCGAAACACGTCATTAGTTCCAATAGATTTCGATGCGCTAAGTTGCCCAACGGCTAGCATATTGCCCGACGTGGATGCGTCATAAAGCGCCGTATGCGTTACGGTTCCCCATGAGCCTGTGGCAGTTGGAAACTCAACGGCTGATGTATTCGTTGCGGCTGATCCAGATACCGTAAACGCCATGGATTGGCGAAGATAGCCATTGCCAGACACTTCGTTGCTTGAGCCTGACTCACCAGGGTCGGCGGTAAACAGGCCCACATAAATGGTGGCCGGTGCTGAGTAAGCCGATCCGCCAAACACATGCCCAAGGACTTTGTTTTCGAGATAGTCGGAGAATGAATTAGCCATGGATTACCCCATTGGTTTGGCGCGAACGCGTGGCGTTGTCCCACTGTAATTGGCGCGTTCTTGCTCAAGTTTCATGGCTTCAATGCCACGTTCATAAGCGGCATTCCAAACGGGAATGCGCGAGTCATCTTGCAAATAAGGCGCCGATTGCAGCAGTGCGCCATACAGGTAAAGATCAGGATGTTTGGTCAGCAACCAGTTCGTTGTATTGCTATCAGATAACGCGGCAATCTTGCCGTAATAAGTCATCTGAACCTGGGTCGTATCCGTTCCAGGCGATGGCACAACTTTGAACGTGTCACCGATAATTGTGTAATAACGCGGCGTACCAGCCGCCGAAAAGTAACGCGTATAAAAGTCATCGCTTTGTTCATCGCTCAAAAACTCCAATTTGGTTGGCGTTGTTGTGAGCAAAACAAGGTTTTCCATTTGCAGGAAATCGGACGGTAGTTGCGTGTATTCGCTATCAAGCGTAGCGTTAGCACGCACAATCATTTGGCGAACGCGTACGGTTCGATTGAACTCGGCTTCCGCCAACGTGATGAAGTCGGCAATGGCTGACGTCAAATCGGACCGATTCAACCAATCGGCAATCGACGTTTTAAGTTGTGCGTAAGTGCCAAGCGCCATAGTCAGGCAGCGTCCTTTTTGCGAAGTTCGGTTTTAAGACCGATTGATGCTCGATAAGCATCCTCTTGCGGACGGATTGCCCAGGTGTGCTCATGCTTGTATTCCCAGGTTCCTATATGTCCAATGTGCTTGGACAAGTCATGGTCAATATACAACGGAATCTCATTGTCGCGCAATAACTTGCAAAAATATATGTCTTCGCCCATGTAGCCTTTAGCCGCCACATCCCATGGCGTAGCGAACCAAGGCATTTCGATGGCGCGAAAAACGTTCGTATCAACCATCATGATGCCAGTGCCTACAGCATCGACTTGTTCAACACCCGTGTCGTGCTCACCTGTGTAAACGGGAACTTTGCGCTGCGTTTCTGGATCATAGTTTGCAGCCGTTGGCCCCACTGGCATTCGCCTGCGCGGGCAGTTGGCGGCAACCACTAACAAGTCACGGTCAAGCAATTGCTTGATGGTGTCTTGCGGAAAACGCATATCGCTATCAATAAACAGCACCACGTCAGCGTTGTTTTCCATGGCGGTCATCACCAATTCTGAACGCTGGCTTACAAGCAGCGTACCTTTGGAAATGTTGACGTTTACCACGTCATGCGGATGATGAGCCACATGAAACGCCACAGCGTTTACAAGGTCAAATGCAAAGTCTGAATGCACTTCGTCCCTCGCAGGGACGCACACACTAATCAATCGTTTGTTTTCCATCACACCCTTCCTGGTCGAGTCCTGAAAAATCGGTTATCGGGATCATTAAGCCACTTCTTAAAATCTTTTTCTGTGCGCGTGATGCCCTTGCTCACCAAGTCCATGTAAATGTTCATGGGGATGGATGCAACTCGTAAACCAAGACCTTCACCGTCCCACCTGGCGCGTTCGTCGATGGCGGCGAACTCTGCCTTGTTGGTTTCAACAATGGGCGTTGCATCTTGAATCGTTTCAATCACCGCTGTGTCTGTGGCCTCGTCGTAATGCCAAATGCGCGTTAGGCCAAGAAGTGGATCATGCTCGAAAAGTTTTGATTCCATGTAAAAACGGGAGCGTTTCCGCCCCCGTTCCTTGTTGCTGGTTAGGTCGAAAGGTCAGCCGCCAAACCGTGTGCTTTCTCGTTATAAATGGCAAGGCCATATTCAGCGAGGAGCAAGCGCTTTTCAGCATCACCCGTTGTTGCAAGCTCGACTTGCTGGAACGGACGAAGGAAATGCACACCGGCGTAATCAGGTGACAAAACAAACGCGTCACGATCACGCTGGAAACGGTTAGGAACAATGTTGACTTGTCCAAAGTCACCAACATACACATCAGCCGCGCCAATGATCTGCGCTTGCTTGCCAGCAGGCACATCACGATAGCGCGTTGCGATACCGTTGAAGCCAGAAACAACTTGCTTGTTTTTGGCGCCAACCATCACAATCGAAGGATCGCCGCCCTGTTCCCACACTTTCTGAAGCACATTCTTGAGAATGGTTTCAGTGAATGCGCGGGTTACGCCATCGCTGCGATCATCGTTGGGCAGCGTGGTGTAAGAAGGATCAGCACCGTTCGTACCCTTGTCGGTGTTGGTTTTGATGAACGCAAGCAACGATCCGGTCTTTTGGGCCGTTGTCGAGTCACCAGCGGATGCGGCTTGGTTAGCCAGCATGATGGTTTCCATGTCGCGCTTTAGTTCAGCCGCACGCTTTGCCAACTGGTATGCCAATTCTGACTTGCGGCCTGCTTTATTGACAGCCTCAACCGTACCAGAGATAACGACAGTTTTACGGCTGATCTGCGTGTAATTGGTCAGTTGAACGGTTGGCGTTACAGCGTCATACGTCGAAATGTCATCACCTTGCAATTGCGCGTTTGCGGTCGTGTTGTCCGCCAACGTGTCTGTCTGCCACTGGAACAGCGTGTTGCTTGCCGTACCGCGTCCAATGTTGTTCATGAACGGTGTGGTTTCAGGACTGATGTTGTAAATCTGATTGCTCAAGTCCTCACGAATACCCTTTGCAGAGTAAGTGAGGAAGGTGTTTGATGCGATAGTCATTTGGGTTTCCTTTAGATAAGATGTTCAAACAGTTTGGCAGCGTCACGAACGTTGCCGGTTTTTGCAAGGCGCTGTTTGGCTCGGACTACTTCACTCGTGGAAACTTTGGCGGACTTAGGGTTACCCGGTGCAATAACTTTGGCCTGCTGTACGGTTGGCGGCTTAGGCTTGATCGTTGCCTGCTTTGCCGCGATGCGGTCGTACAACATAGCTTTACGAAGCAATTTGACAACGCGGTGATCAGCCACGCCTTTCAAATCTTCTTCCTTAAAGCCTTCCTTCAAACCAAATTCAATCAAAGCCGCCTTTTCGGATTTCGCTGTGTCAGCGTTTTTCCATTCAGGGATAGCCTCCACAAGAAGTTGCGCTTCTTGCTCAAGCCTGGCTTTCATTGATCGTTGCACTTCGGCCTGCTGCAACTGGTTCAAGCGTTGGAGTTCGGCCTGTGATGCTGCCAATTTCTCGTTGCGCTGACGTTGCAACTCGGTTTGCCGCACCCATTCAATCGGATCGTCCCTGTATAGACTCTCCATATCAATCGGGTTTTCCTGCTGCTGCTGGATTTGCTGTTGCAAAGCCGTTAGCAATTGAGCGTAAGTTTGCCGCTCTTCACGCACCGCGTTCAGCTCGGCTTCAGCGGCCTTGCGCTGTTCAGCCAATGCTTGCGTTTTGCGTGTGTAGTCAGCCGTTCGCTGGTAGCCGTTGATCAACTCATTGAGTTCAACCTCTTGTTCTTTGCCATCAATCTTGACGGTGAACTTTGGTGGCTCGCTGGATTGCTCTGACTCTTGAGCGTCTTCGTCTGACTCGCTCGATGCTTCAACGTCTTCGGACCCTTCGCCTTGCTCTTCCGCGTCTGTCTCTGCATCGCCAACATCATCGGATTCGGCTTGCGCCTCATCCGTTTGCGCCTGGGCTTCTGTTTGTTCTCCGGGTTCGGCAAACATCGACTCAAAGGCTTTGGCGGCTTGCGCCACCGTCATCCCCGCTG